GCTTCTATATGGCAGTACATTTTCTGACAGACAGTGACGGATGTTGTCAAGATATTGTGTCATTTATAACCTGAATCGGGGGAGGCCGGAATGTTATCTGGCATTTTTAGCAGAGCCTGAATGCCATAATCACGGCTCCCGGCGTTGGCCGTCAGTGGGTGACACTGGCGGCTTTTTTGTTTTCCTTTACTTTCATTTTCTGTCGGCGGTGACGGAGACATACATCAGATGGAAAAAATCACAACGGGTGTGTCATACACCACGTCAGCGGTGGGGACGGGATACTGGTTACTGCAGCTGCTGGACAAAGTCTCTCCGTCCCAGTGGGTGGCGATAGGTGTGCTGGGGAGTCTGCTGTTTGGCCTGCTGACGTATCTGACAAACCTTTATTTCAAGATTAAAGAAGATCGGCGTAAGGCGGCGCGGGGAGAGTAAAGCGATGAAGAAAAAATACGAACTGGTTGTTAAAGGGATAAATAATTACCCGGATAAGATTACTGTTACTGTGGCACTGGAAATTGGTGGGTATCCGTCACTGTTGTTGCCAGATGTGGCGATTAGTCTTGACCGTACTGAAGGTGCCACGCTGGAGTTTTACGAAGCTGAGGCGAAAAAGCAGGCGAAGCAGTTTTTCATGGATGTTGCTGCCGGGTTATGTGAAGGGGATGGTCCGTTACCGGAAAAGCGTCCCGTAATTTTAGAGGCGCAGGATGTGTTGATAACCTACAGAGGAAAACTACCGGGAATAATTACGGGTTCTCTGAAGACTCCACCGCTGGCCTGAAGACTTAACATATCCAGGGATTTGAAATCGATAAACCCTGATAAATATCCATGAACGCAAAAATCAGATACGGCCTGTCGGCTGCCGTTCTGGCGCTGATTGCCGCAGGTGCGTCTGCGCCTGAAATCCTCGACCAGTTTCTGGATGAAAAGGAAGGTAACCACACCACAGCATACCGTGATGGTGCGGGTATCTGGACCATCTGCCGTGGAGCCACCCGGGTGGATGGTAAGCCTGTTATTCCTGGCATGAAGCTGTCGAAGGAAAAATGCGACCGGGTTAACGCCATTGAGCGTGATAAGGCGCTGGCATGGGTGGAGAAAAACATCAGAGTGCCACTGACCGAACCCCAGAAAGCGGGGATTGCGTCATTCTGTCCGTACAACATTGGCCCCGGTAAGTGTTTCCCGTCGACGTTTTACAGACGGATTAATGCAGGAGATCGAAAAGGTGCCTGCGAAGCTATTCGCTGGTGGATTAAGGACGGTGGCAGGGACTGCCGTATTCGCTCAAATAACTGTTACGGTCAGGTATCCCGTCGTGACCAGGAGAGCGCGCTGGCGTGCTGGGGAATCGACAGATAAGCAGAATATTTTGCTGAAAAATGAGGTTTGCTTACATGGATGGATAACACGAAATCCTGCAAATTGGCAAAATGTAAGTGAATAAAGTCAAAACAGTTGTTTAACACTCAGGCACCGTAATGATGCCTTTGTCATTTCTGCGCATCTCACGCGCATCTCACAACACAGAACCTTTCAGGATGACCCTTGAGGATACCGGTTTGGCTGTCGGTGCCTTTCTGTGGGCTGGATTCCTGTGAGACAAGGTTCATCACTAAAAGGAAATAACCGATGAATATGATGGCCGTGCCGTTTCACGGCAACTCTCTTTATGTAGTTAACCATAATGGCGAACCATACGTTCCCATGAAACCTGTCGTTGCGGGGATGGGGCTGGCCTGGCAATCACAGTTGGCTAAGTTAAGACAGCGTTTTGCGTCAACTATAACGGAAATCGTTATGGTTGCTGAGGATGGGAAACAACGCAATATGGTGTCCATGCCACTTCGAAAACTTGCCGGCTGGCTACAAACCATTAATCCCAACAAAGTAAAACCCGAAATCCGCGATAAGGTCATCCGGTATCAGGAAGAGTGCGACGATGTTCTTTACGAGTACTGGACGAAGGGTTTTGTCGTTAATCCCCGTAAAATGAGCGTGATGGAAGAACTCAACCAGGCTTGTGCTGACATGAAACGGGATAAAAACATTGCCAGTGTGTTTGCTACCGGGCTGAATGAGTGGAAACAGGTTAAAGCCGCGCATGTATCAAAAATCCGTACGCTGGTAAATGAAGCGAATATGCTGATTGATTTTGTCCTGGCTGATACAGGCAAAGGGAAAATAACAAAGGCGGATTGATGGGGTGGCTAATGATATCAGATAAACTCATAACGCTGGTGAAGAGCCTCTGTGTACTTGTCGGCATTTCATTTTTAGTCATGCTGGTTGCCATTTTCTTTTCCACCGCCTGGCGAGTCCTGACGTTATCGGGACTGGTGGGGTGAAAGAGAGATGAACCGTGTTCTGTGTGTGGTGATTATTGTCCTGGCGGTTGGCTGTGGTGCGCTGTGGCTGGCAACAAACCATTACCGTGACAACGCGCTCACCTACAAAGCGCAGCGCGATAAAAAAGCCAGAGAGCTGGAACAGGCGAATGCCACCATTACTGACATGCAGGTGCGCCAGCGTGATGTTGCTGCGCTCGATGCAAAATACTCGAGGGAGTTAGCCGATGCGAGAGCTGAAAATGAAACTCTGCGTGCTGATGTTGCCGCTGGTCGTAAGCGCCTGCGGATCAACGCCACCTGCTCCGGTACCGTGCGTGAAGCCACCGGCACCTCCGGCGTGGATAATGCAACCGGCCCCCGACTGGCAGACACCGCTGAACGGGATTATTTCATCCTCAGAGAACGGTTGATGACCATGCAGAAGCAGCTGGAAGGGGCACAGGACTATATCCGCACTCAGTGCCTGAACTAAGTTTTGCTGATGCGCCGTATCGTCGCCGTATTCCTGCATTAACAGAGACCGCAGCCCGACAGGGAGACTCCTCTGCGAGAGTGTGCGGGGATAATCAAAAACGATACACACCGGGGTTTACCGCGTAAACGGAGCGCGGCGTTCTCCCCTCATGGTCGCCCGTCCGGTGCGATGGTGGAAGAAACTGGAATCTGTTCAATAAAAAAACTGCCGTGTTGGAGTCACAGCAGTAATGTACTGATTGGGTAGAAGATTATTATTGTTATGCTTTATTTTTATTCTATATGGCTGATTATTTCAATTCGGAATTAATACAGCTAATGTCTGTGAGTTTTTATAAATTCAGCAATATAAAGAAATAGTTATATGAACAGCCATCGCAGAGCATACTGTGTATCATTCTTTTTTATAGTCAACTGACGGGCATATTTTATGTCTGCTGCCAGCTCCCGGCGGCAAGATTCAATGACCCACGCAGAAAAATTTTCTGAACCTTTCTGGTCAAGAGCGATGTTAATTTGTTCAATCATCTGGTTTGGAAATCGGATGTTGCGGGTTGTTGTTCTGCGGGGCCGGTTTTTCGATGACATTTTCTTTCCTCTGGTGACAAGCTATATGGCGAGGATTTTACATGGCTGTGCTTCGTACGTTACCGGGCAGAATCAAAACTCTGAACACCCGGCGGGTGAATATTCTGAAGGGTGAACAGCGTCGTGTCAGTGGCAGTGCACGTGTTTCCCTCAAGCGTCATATCTGGCTCAGGGATGCCGGGCAGTGCTGTCTCTGTGGTCGTGTGGTTGACCTCTGTGACAGTGAACTCGATCACCGAATTGCACTTCAGTTCGGTGGTGGTAATGAGGAGACGAATCTCTGGACGCTCTGTACCGAATGCCATCGACAAAAGTCTGCTCGTGAAGCGGCGGGTGGTATGCCGGACCCGACGCTGCCGGAGGTGTCCGGAGGTCATGGCAGGGCAGACGATATCATCGGACTGTGACCCGCCCCGGGGGGGATCATCCGGCGAAAAAAACGATCGCTCCGGACACCGCGCCCCCTCTCATGCAGAGAAAAAATTCCCGTTTCAGGCAGTTAACATGTTAACTGGCTGTTCGGGCCTTTTTGCGGTTTTTATCTTTATTATTCAGTTTGTTGTGCGGAAAAAATGTTAACTGGCTTTTTCAGCAAATGTTAACCAGGCAGCAGTTAACATTTGCGGCATGAGACGCCGGGAAAAATGGGCTGAACCATACCCGGCTGAGTGCGTTCTGGACCCGGGAGGAGGCTGTGCTGACAACGCAAAAACGAAAATTTGCGCTGGCGCTCATGTCCGGGAAAAACAAAACAGCGTCAGCCTTGCCGCCGGTTATTCGGCGAAGACGCCAGGGTTAAAGGCTCGCAGCTGGCAAAAGATCCGGAGGTGCTTGCGTTTATAGCCCGTAAACAATGCGAGACGGTGGAGGTGGATGAGGTTCCTGTTTACCGGCAGAAAAAATCAGAGCAGGAGGATAAACCCCGTCGCCGTGAGGCGGCTGCAATACCACAGCCGGACGAAAACAATCTGGAGATGCCACCGTCCGCGGTGATGTCTCCTGGTATTGAATATATGGAGGATGGTCTTCCCGATCCGGTGAAAGCCATGGGGCGGATCCTGGTGGAAAACCTCTGCATTGATCCGAAACTGGCACTGGATGCGGCCTGGCGTCTGGCGCAGTTCACGCACCATAAAAAAGGGGATACCGGGAAAAAATCGGCAAAAGGTGATGCCGCGAAAAAAGCGGCTAACCGTTTTGCGGTGCCACCACCACCCCGCTGGTGGTGAATAAGATAATGAGGGCAACGGATGATACCTGTTGGAGCACGCCTGCCCGGACTGGGCAGAGCGCCTGAAAAAGGGGCTGTCGATTATTCCGGCTCCGATTTATCCGGACGAGGCCGCACATGCCCTGGCGATTTTTAAACAACTGCGGATTGTGGATGCACCGGGTAGCCCGACGTTCGGGGAGTCCTGTGCACCGTGGGTGTTTGACCTGGTGGCGGCCCTGTTTGGCTCCTACGATGCGCAGACCGGTGTCGCCATATCAAGGAAGTTTTTATCCTTATCCCCAAGAAAAACAGCAAGTCCACGCTGGCTGCCGGGATCATGATGACGGCGCTGTTACTGAACTGGCGGCAGGCGGCGGGCTACACCATTCTGGCCCCGACCGTGGAGGTGGCGGCTAACGCCTTCAACCCTGCCAGGGATATGGTACGACGGGACGATGATCTGGATGACCTCTGTCAGGTGCAGACACATATCCGGACCATCACCCACAGGGTGACGGACACCACCCTTAAGGTGGTGGCTGCCGATCCGAATACGGTATCCGGTATCAAGTCCGTGGGGACGCTGATTGATGAACTGTGGTTATTTGGCAAGCAGTACAAAGCGGAGGACATGTTACGTGAAGCCATAGGCGGCCTTGCCTCCCGCCCGGAAGGGTTTGTGGTGTATACGACCACCCAGTCGAATGAGCCGCCAGCCGGGGTGTTCAGACAGAAACTGCAGTACGCCCGGGATGTCCGTGACGGCAAAATTCATGATCCGCACTTTCTGCCGGTGATTTTTGAGCATCCTCCTGAAATGGTGGAAAGCGGGGCTCACCTGCTGATGGAAAACCTCGCCATGGTCAATCCGAATCTCGGTTATTCGGTGGATGAGGCTTTTCTGTACCGGGAGTACCGTAAAGCCCGGGAGGCTGGTGAGGAAGCATTTCGTGGCTTCATGTCAAAACATGCCAATGTGGAAATTGGTCTTGCCCTGCGTTCTGACCGCTGGGCGGGTGCGGATTTCTGGGAGCAGCAGGGCAGGCGCGTCAGCCTGGACGATATCCTGCAGCGCGCTGATGTGGTGACGGTGGGGATTGACGGCGGGGGCCTGGATGATCTGCTGGGAATGTACGTGATTGGCCGTGACAGGGAAACCCGCGAATGGCTGGGCTGGGGCCATGCCTGGGCGCATGAAACCGCGGTGGTCCGACGGAAGAGCGAGGCGTCCCGGTTTCAGGATCTTGTTGCCTGTGGAGACATGACGATTGTCCGTCGGGTCGGGGATGACACGGCGGAAGTGGCGGAGTATGTGCGTCGTATTCATGAGGCTGAGTTACTGGAGCATATCGGTATTGACCCGTCAGGTGTGGGGCAGATTCTGGATTCACTGGCGGAAGCCGGGATCCCCGACGGAATTGTGGTGGGGATAAGCCAGGGCTGGAAACTGGGCGGGGCCATTAAAACCACCGAGCGCAAACTGGCTGAAGGGGTGCTGGTGCATGGTGACCAGCCCCTGATGGCCTGGTGTGTCGGCAATGCCCGGGTGGAGCCTAAAGGTAACGCCATTCTTATCACCAAACAGGCCAGTGGACGGGGAAAAATTGACCCGCTGATGGCGCTCTTCAATGCGGTATCCCTGATGTCCCTGAATCCGGAGCCGAAAAAGAAAGAATATGCGGTTTTTTTCATATAACCCTGTTCACCCTGTAACCATCATGGACCGCTGCGGCGGTTTTTTTATTTTCAGGAGGCTGATGTGACTCTTAAACGGGCCTGCTCCCTGCTGACGGTGAAATCCTTCAGTGAGGATGAACGGGTGATCACCGGGATTGCGTCAACGCCTTCTCCGGATCGGGATGGTGACATCCTGGAGCCGGAGGGCGCGGAGTTTGGCAGTGCGATCCCGTTTCTCTGGCAGCATGACTATTCCCGTCCGGTGGGCCAGTGTACGGTGCGCCGGGTCAGTGAAGGTCTGGAAATCACGGCAACACTGGTGAAGCCCGTACCGGATATGCCGTCGCAACTGGCTGCCCGGCTGGATGAGGCCTGGGCGGCCATTAAGACCGGGCTGGTCAGGGGGCTGTCCGTGGGCTTCCGTCCCCATGAATACACCTTTCTGGACGGAGGCGGACTGCATTTTCTGCGCTGGGAACTGATGGAGGTGTCTGCCGTCACCGTGCCCGCGAATGCGGAATGCACCATCCGGACCATTAAATCTTACGACCGCCCGTTTTCTGCCGCGTCCGGCAACCGGAAACCGGTGGTGAAAATCGCATCTTCTGCCGGCGCTGCGGCACAGTCAACAACCGTTTTTCATAAGGAAAAGACCATAATGAATATTGGCGAACAGATTAAAAGTTTTGAAAACAAGCGTGCGCGCTGGCAGCCTCCCTTGAGGAGTCATGACAAAGCCGCAGAGGAAGGCGCACCTGGATGTGGAGGAGGAAGAGCATTACGACAACACCGCAGCGGAAATCGTCAGGTGGATGCGCACCTGAAGCGCTGCGTGAACTGGAAGCCGTAAGGCCGCCACGGCCAGCCGGTGAAACAGGCCGGTAACGGGAATGTGGCCCGGTGGCTTCGCGCCGGTGATCCGTGTGAGCAGAAACTGGAAAGGGGATTGGTTTCGCACGTTTTGCCAAATCACTGGCCGCGGCTAAAGGTGTCCGCTCTGAAGCCCTGGAAGTGGCCCGTCGTCAGTATCCGGATGACAGTCGTCTGCATCATGTCCTGAAATCGGCGGTGGGGGCAGGGACCACCACGGACCCACAGTGGGCAGGCAGCCTGTCTGAATATCAGGAATACGCACAGGACTTTATTGATTACCTGCGTCCGCAGACCATTATCGGGCGATTTGGTCAGGGCGGGATCCCTGCACTTCGTCAGGTGCCATTCAATATCCGTGTGCACGCCCAGGTGTCCGGCGGTGCTGCCGGCTGGGTGGGTGAGGGTAAGGCAAAACCCCTGACGAAGTTTGATTTTGAATCCATCACCTTCAGTCATGCGAAGGTGTCGGCCATTGCGGTACTGACGGAAGAATTGATCCGTTTTTCCAGTCCGGCTGCTGATGCACTGGTCCGTAATGCGCTGGCGGAAGCGGTGGTGGCGCGTCTGGATACAGACTTTGTGGACCCGAAAAAAGCCGCAGTGGCAGATGTCTCCCCGGCGTCCATCACCCATGATGTGAAGGGCACGGCATCAACCGGTAACCCGGATGCGGATGCAGAGGCTGCGTTTGGACAGTTTGTGGCAGCAAACCTGCAGCCCACCGGTGCGGTCTGGCTGATGTCCAGCACCAATGCCCTGGCGCTGTCCATGCGTAAAAATGCGCTGGGTCAGAAGGAATACCCGGACATGACCCTGCTGGGTGGCTCCTTCCAGGGGCTGCCGGTGATTGTCTCCCAGTACGTGGGTGACCAGCTGGTGCTGGTGAATGCCCCGGATATTTATCTGGCGGATGACGGCGGCGTGGCAGTGGATATGTCCCGTGAAGCGTCACTGGAAATGCAGTCTGAGCCGGGCGGCGACAGCACCACACCGTCGCCGGTGGAGCTGGTTTCCATGTTCCAGACCGGCAGCGTGGCCATCCGTGCGGAGCGCTGGATCAACTGGCGTCGTCGCCGTACCGCGGCGGTGGCGGTGATCACCGGAGTGAACTACGGCAGTGCGTCCGGCGGCTGAGTCTGATAAGGAGGACGGGAGGCGTGCGCCTCCCGTAACAGGTTATGGCAAAGATCCGATATCTGCAGGGCACGCATGATGCCCGGGCCGGGGATATCCGTGATGTCGCACAGCCGTGTGCGGAGGTGCTGGTTCGCCTGAGGAAGGCGGAGTACATCACAGCGCGACGTCCGGCGGGTCAGAAAAAGAAACATGATGCGGAGCATAGCGAATGTGGAACTTTTTGCGACGAACCCGAAAAAACCAGAAATCAGGACGTGATGTAAAAGAGGTGGGCTGGACCAGCCTGTTTCAGGCGGTGGCTGAGCCCTTTGCCGGCGCCTGGCAGCAGGGTGTGAAAGCCGATCCGGAAAGTGTCCTCTCCTTTCATGCGGTGTTTTCTTGCATTTCGCTGATATCCCAGGATATCGCCAAAATGCGGCTGCGCCTTATGCAGACGGATACACAGGGGATCCGCAGTGAAACGCGGCAGGGGGATATTGCCCGTCTCTGTCGTCGTCCCAATGCACAGCAGAATCGTATCCAGTTTTTTGAACTGTGGCTGAACGCCAAACTGCGTCACGGCAATACGGTGGTGCTGAAAATCCGTAACTCCCGGGGGCAGATCAAAGAACTGCGTATTCTGGACTGGAGCCGGGTTGAACCTCTGGTGGCGGATGACGGCGAGGTGTTCTATCGCATCACGCCGGACCGGAACTGCGGGATCACGGAGGCGGTGACGGTGCCTGCCCGGGAAGTGATCCACGACCGGTTTAACTGTTTTTTTCATCCGCTTGTGGGGCTGCCGCCGGTGTATGCCGCCGGGCTGGCGGCCACGCAGGGGCATCATATTCAGGAAAATTCGACGTCTTTTTTCAGAAATGGCGGCAGGCCGTCCGGGGTGATTGAGATCCCCGGCAGTATTACGGAAGAAAATGCGAAAAAACTGAAGAGCAACTGGGACAGCGGGTATACAGGCGAAAATGCGGGGAAAACGGCCATTCTGAGCAACGGGGCAAAATACAACCCCACGACGTTTTCACCGGTGGATGCGCAGACGGTGGAACAACTGAAGATGACCGCTGAAATTGTCTGTTCGGTGTTCCGTGTCCCGGCCTACAAGATTGGCGTGGGACAACCGCCTTCCAGTGACAACGTGGAGGCGCTGGAGCAGCAGTATTATTCCCAGTGCCTGCAGACGCTGATTGAGTCCATTGAACTGTTACTGGATGAGGCGCTGGAAACGGGGGAAAACGAGAGTACGGAATTTGATGTCACCACGCTGCTGAGAATGGACAGTGAGCGGCGCATGAAAACGCTGGGGGATGCGGTGAAAAATACGCTTCTCACGCCCAATGAGGCCCGTAAACGGGAGAACCTGCCGCCCCTGGCCGGCGGTGATGCACTGTATCTTCAGCAGCAGAACTACAGTCTGGAGGCGCTGTCCCGTCGTGATGCCCGTGAAGATCCGTTCGCGTCGGCCGGGAAAACAGCTTCAGTGCACAGGCCTGACGGCGCATCTGACGGTAATAAGGCAATCACTGAAACAGAGCATGATGCGGTGAAGGCGATGTTCAGGGGGATTCTGAAAAAATGAATGAACGTGAACTGTCCATTATCCGTGCCTGGGAGAAGAATTTTCCACAGTGCTGGCGGATTTACAGCGCACATTTGAGGGGAAGATGGCCCGCAGGCACAAGCGTTTGAAGAGAAACTGGCTTCCCTGTCTGTGGTATTACAGAAGTGCGTGACGGGCGATGATGTGCGTCCGATGCTTGAGCAGATGGTGAAGGAGGCGGTAAGCCATATCCCTGTTCCGCGTGACGGTCGTGACTACGATCCGGAAGTACTGCAGAAGGCGGTGAATGATGCGGTCGCAAATATTCCGCAGCCGGCGGACGGTAAAAGTCTCACCCCGGATGATGTGCGTCCGATGCTTGAACAGATGGTGAAGGAGGCTGTAAGCCATATCCCTGTTCCGCGTGATGGTCGTGACTACGATCCGGATGTTCTGCAGAAGGCGGTGAATGATGCGGTCGCAAATATTCCGCAGCCGGCAGACGGTAAAAGTCTCACCCCGGATGATGTGCGTCCGATGCTTGAACAGATGGTGAAGGAGGCGGTAAGCCATATTCCTGTTCCGCGTGATGGTCGTGACTATGATCCCGATGTTCTGCAGAAGGCTGTTCTGGATGCGGTGAGTGCCCTGCCGGCTCCGCAGGACGGGCGTGATGCCACGGCACTGGAAATACTCCCTGCCATTGACGATCAAAAATCCTTTCCCCGGGGCACGTATGCCACACACCAGGGCGGACTCTGGCGGGCGTATGAAAAAACGCACGGGATGCGGGGATGGGAATGCCTGGTTGACGGGGTGGCGGATATTGACGTCAGCATGACGGGTGAACGGTTGTTCTCTGTGGTGGTCCGGCAGAGCAGTGGCCAGCGTACGGAAAAAACATTTTCCCTGCCGGTGATGCTCTACCGCGGTGTGTTCAGAGCCGGTGAAACCTACCACCCCGGCGATACGGTGACGTGGGGGGGCTCGCTGTGGCACTGCAACAGTATGACCGGTGATAAACCCGGAGAAGCTCATTCATCAGGCTGGACCCTGGCTGCCAAACGTGGACGGGATGCAGGAGGCGGAAAATGACGGCATTACTGACACTGGAAGAGATCAAGGCACATCTGCGTGTCGACCATGACGCGGATGATGACATGCTGATGGACAAGGTTCGTCAGGCTACCGCCGTGCTGCTGGCCTACATTCAGGGCAGCCGGGATAAAGTGATTCGTGAGGACGGTGAACTGATCCCGGGCGAGGCATTAACCCGGATGAAGGGGGCTGCCATGCGACTGACCGGGATGCTGTACCGGAATCCGGATCTTGCGGAGCGGGAAGAACTGCTTCAGGGGGAGCTGCCGTTTTCTGTTTCCGTGCTGATTTACGATTTGCGTTGTCCGACGGTGTTATGAGGAGGGGGAATGGCAATATCTGCAGGTCGTCTGACACAGATGATAAGTGTTCTGAACCCGGTGTTAACCCGTAACGCTGCCGGAGAAATGACGGAAGAATGGGTGTCATGCGGGAAAATTCATGCGGATATCCGAGGCAGGAGCAGCCGGGAGCGGATGCAGTCCGGTGCGGAAATGGCGCAGGCGGAAATCCGCATCTGGGTGCGCGGTCAGTCCGGTCGGGAAATCACGGCAGCGTCACGACTTCATGTGCTGAGTGGTCCATGGCGTGACCGGATCCTGAACGTTGTCGGGCTGCCCGTGCCGGATGCGACCGGCGGGCGTCTGGAAATTCTCTGTCGGCTGGGAGGTGAAAAATGATCGAAACCCTGCTGGATTTTTCGGGGCTGGAGGACATCAGCCGCGATTTGCAGCTTCTGAGTGGTGCGGAAAATAACCGGGTGCTGCGTGAGGCAACCCGTGCGGGTGCGAATGTGCTGAAAGAAGAAGTGGTGTCACGGGCACCGGTACGCAGGGGAAAACTGCGCCGCAATGTGGTGGTCCTTTCCCGGCGCTCCCGCGATGGCGGGATGGAATCCGGTGTGCATATCCGGGGTGTTAATCCGGACACCGGTAACAGCGATAACACCATGAAGGCGGATAACCCGCGCAACGCTTTCTACTGGCGGTTTGTGGAAATGGGGACCGTGAATATGCCACCGCACCCGTTTGTGCGCCCGGCGTTTGATGTGCGCAGTGAACAGGCAGCGCAGGTGGCGATTGCTCGGATGAACCGGGCCATTGATGAGGTACTGAGACGATGACGGAGGCGGATTTGTATCCTCATCTGGCGCATCTTGCCGGCGGGCAGGTGTACCCGTATGTGGTCCCCCTGCTGGATGGCAGGCCGTCGGTGGCGCTTCCGTGGGTGGTTTTCAGCCTGATTTCATCGGTGTCTGCGGACGTGATGGGCGGGCAGGCGGAGTCCTCAGTGTCGGTGCAGATAGACGTTTATGCCGGGACTGTGACGCAGGCGCGTCAGATACGTCAGGACGCCCGTGAAGCCATAATGCTGCTGGCCCCGGGATCCGTCAGTGAAATGCAGGACTATATTCCGGAAAACCGCTGTTACCGTGCAACCCTGGAGTTTCAGGTCACGGTGTGACTTTTTCTTTTTTTCTACAAAACCCATACCCCGCCGCGTGCGGGTTTTTTATTATCAGGAGGCAGAATGTCTGCTTTGTATGAACGTCACAGCTGACGCAGGTGATGATTTCATCTGCCCCGGCGACTGCTGAAACATGGAAAGGCGGAATATCTGCGCCTGGACTGCACCATCAAGGAAGTCCAGTTCACCGCCGGCAGAAACAGGATATTGATGTGACCACGCTCTGCTCCACAGAGCAGGAGAACATCAACGGTCTGGGGCTCGTCCGAGATTTCCATGTCGGGAATTTTATCTAATCAGGCCAGAAGCCCTGCGTGATGCCTATGAAATGACACGGTGTATGCGTTTAAGGTGCAGTTTCCGTCCGGTAAGGGCTTTAAGTTCCTGGCGGAAGTGCGTCAGCACACCTGGTCATCCGGACCAACGGCGTGGTGGCTGCAACGTTTCACTCGCTGAAGGTAACCGTGTCTATGTGGTACCGCTGGCGTTTTGAAAAATCGGAGAAGACACTTACCGTGAATACGGTGCGCTGCTGACAATGTCAGTCAGTGTCAACGGGGGAACGCCGCCTTATAAATACGCCTGGAAGAAGGATGGTCAGCCGGTGAGGGACAGACTACTGACACTTTCAGTAAAGCCAATGCGCAGTCAGGTGATAAGGGGGCTTATACCTGCGTGGTAACGGATTCTGCAGAACAGCCGCAGAGCATTACCTCTGATGCGTGTACGTAACGGTTAATGGTGCGGGCGGATAAGGCTTATGGCAAAAGATCTGAAAACACTGGCGCTGGCCAGACTGTCGGGGTTCCGTCATAAAACGGTGAAGGTGCCGGAATGGGGAAATGTCAGCGTGGTGCTGCGGGAGCCTTCGGCAGAGGCCTGGTATCTGTGGCAGGAAGTGCTCAATGGTGATGGAGAGGATGACGATACCCTGTCGGTGGTGGCGAAAACCCGCCGTAACCTGGAAGCGGATGTGACGCTGTTCTGCGATGTCCTGTGTGATACTGACCTGCAACGGGTGTTCACTCCGGACGACCGTGAGCAGGTGCTGGCCGTCTATGGTCCGGTACATGCCCGGTTGCTGCGTCAGGCACTGGAACTGATCGCTGATGCAGAGTCGGCCAGAAAAAAGTAGCCCGCCCGGAAATTCGCTTTCTGATGCGACTTGCGCTCCGTCTGGGGCGCACCTTATCCGAACTGCGGCACAGCCTGAGTGCGAGCGAGGCGATGATGTGGATGGAGTTCGACAGGATATCCCCGCTGGGTGATGAGCGCGGGGATATCCGTAATGCGCAGATCGTGAAAGCGGTTTTCGGGGCGCAGGGGATGAATGTTGCACTGAAGGACGCCATGCTCTGCTGGGGAGAGGATGAGGACAAGCCGGAGGTGGATCCGTTTGCGGCGCTGGAAGACGCGCTGAGCCTTGCAGCACAGTCATAAATGATGAGAATCGCTGAGGCGGTTTTTTTGCGCCCGGAGAAAGGTTAATGGCGACGTTACGTGAACTGATTATCAAAATTTCGGCAAATTCACAGTCATTCCAGTCGGAGATCCAGCGTGCTTCCCGCATGGGCAGTGAATATTACCGGACCCTGCAAAATGGCGGGCGTCAGGCCGCTGCGGCAGCCCGGGAGCAGCGACGCGCCCTGGCAGAACTGAACAGCCAGTTGACGGAAATCCGCGCTTCGGCTGTCGGAATGACCGGTGCGTTTGCCGGTGTCTTTGCCACCGGACACCTGATTTCGCTGGCGGATGAATGGAGCTCCGTGAATGCCCGTCTGAAACAGGCGTCGCAGTCATCGGATGAATTTTCGTCATCACAGAAAGTGCTGATGGATATCAGCCAGCGGACAGGCACCGCATTTTCGGATAATGCGGCCCTGTTTGCCCGCTCAGCCGCCTCAATGCGTGAATATGGTTACAGTGCTGATGATGTGCTGAAGGTGACGGAGGCCATTTCGACAGGGCTGAAAATCTCCGGTGCCAGTACGGCAGAGGCGGGCTCGGTGATCACCCAGTTCAGTCAGGCGCTGGCGCAGGGTGTATTGCGTGGTGAGGAGTTTAATTCGGTCAATGAAAGTGGTGACCGGATCGTACGTGCACTGGCTGCGGGTATGGGCGTGGCCCGTAAAGATCTGAAGGCAATGGCGGATGACGGAAAACTGACAGCGGATAAAGTGGTCCCCGCGTTAATCAGCCAGCTGGGGATATTACGTGATGAATATGCGGCCATGCCGGAAACGGTTTCCAGTAGTATCACGAAGGTGGAAAACGCCTTTATGGCCTGGGTGGGCGGTGCGAATGAGGCCAGCGGAGCGACGAAAACGCTCTCCGGTGCGCTGAACGGTGTTGCCGGCAATATTGATAATGTGGCCGCGGCAGCAGGTGTGCTGGTTGCTGTCGGGGTTGCACGTTACTTTGGCAATATGGCCTCCGGAGCGGTGTCTGCCACGGCAGGACTTGTGACGGCTGCACGTAATGAAGTTGCACTGGCGGAAGCACAGTTCAGGGGAACGCAGATTGCCACGGCGCGGGCAAGGGCAGCCGTGTACCGTGCTCAGCAGGCCGTGGCGGCAGCCCGCGGGACGGAGATGCAGATTGCTGCAGAGGCCCGTCTGGCGGCCACACAGGAACGCCTGAACAGAAATATTGCTGCCAGAAGCGCCGCCCAGAATGCGCTGAACAGTACAACGGCGGTGGGCTCACGTCTGATGAGCGGTGCGCTGGGGCTGGTTGGTGGCGTACCCGGACTGGTGATGCTGGGGGCTGCAGCATGGTACACGCTGTACCAGAATCAGGAGCAGGCCAGGGAGTCTGCGCGCCAGTATGCACTGACGATAGATGAAATCGCGCATAAAACGCCGTCAATGTCTTTGCCTGAAGCCTCAGATAATGAAGGACGAACACGGGCGGCGCTGACAGAGCAGAACCGGCTGATTGATGAACAGGCCAGCCGGGTGAAATCCCTGCAGGAAAAAATCGCAGGATATCAGTATGTTCTGGCGAACCCGGGCTGGACGACCGGTGACGGATTCATGATAAACCATCTGACATCGGTGAAGACCGTAACGGAAGGGCTTTCTCAGGCAACAGAGCAGCTTGCCGTTGAGCAGTCCCGTCTGGCACAGATGCAGGAAAAAGCGCAGTCCATTCAGGATGTGCTTGCCGGGCTGGAAGACCGTCGTGTGGCGTTAATTCGTCAGCAGAGCAGAATAAGGTGTACCAGTCCATGCTGGTTATGAACGGTCAGCATACGGAATTCAACCGTCTGCTGGGGCTGGGGAATGAACTGCTTCAGCAGCGTCAGGGACTGGTGAATGTACCGTTACGGCTGCCGCAGGCCACCCTGGATGATAAACAGCAGAGTGCCCTGACAAAAACAGAGCGTGAGCTGGCCCTGTCCAGACTGAAAGGGGAAGAAAAAGAGCGTGTCCGACTGGGGTATGCGGCGGATGACCTCGGTTTTGTGGGTGATCCGTATCAGGAGGCGAGACAACGTTATATCAGTAATGCCCTGGAAGCCTGGCGCAATAACGAGGCGAATAAACCCAAATCCCGGGGTGGAAAATCAGAGACGGAAAAAGCGGAAGACAGTTTTTCCCGGCTGCTGAAGCAGCAGAAAGAGCAACTGGCACTGGTGGGGCAGAATACAGAGCTGGCGAAGCTGAAATACCAGACAGCGCTGGGTGAACTGAAAACCCTGACGGAGATGCAGAAGCAGGAACTGCTGCGTAACGCGACCCTGATTGACCAGCAAAAAATCCGGGAACAGTTGCGATCCCGGGAAGAGACACTGAAGAATGAGAATGCGGCTGCGCGTGCGTCGAATGATGCTGAACTGCTGGGGTACGGGCAGGGGGAGCGAGCCAGAGAACGCATGCGGGAGTTGCAGCAGATCCGCGACAGCTTCCGCCAGAAGGATGCGGACCTTCAGTCTCAGTATCAGACCGGGGATATCAGTGAGGATTTTTACAGACAGGCTCTGGCACAGAACGCGCAGTATCTGAGTGAACGCCTTAAGGACCAGGCAGCCTTTTATGCCGAATCGGATGTGCAGCGTGCGGACTGGCAGAAAGGGCTGCAGGAGGGATTCAGTAACTGGGTGGATAATGCGTCCGATTACGCCTCACAGGCAGCACAGCTTGCGACGGAGGGTATCTCAGGGATGGTGAATAACATCACGGAGATGCTGAACGGAAATAAAGTGGAATGGCGCAGCTGGGCCTCATCAGTGCTACAGGAAATATCAAAAGTTCTTATGAATGCCGCGATTGTCAACGGGATCAGGACGGCGGCAAACAGTATGTCCGGTGCAGGAGGATTTCTCGGCAGCATTGGTGACTGGCTGGGCGGGGCGGTGGCCAATGCAAAAGGCGGCGTGTATACCTCGGCAAACCTGAGTGCGTACAGCAACAGTATTGTGGATACGCCCACGTACTTTGCCTTTGCAAAAGGGGCGGGGCTGATGGGGGAGGCCGGTCCTGAAGCCATTATGCCCCTGACCCGGGCGGCGGATGGCTCGCTGGGTGTGCGCGCGGTGGGCAGTATGAACGGTAGTGCGGGTCTGGTGTATTCCCCGGTCTACCATATCGCCATTCAGAATGACGGGACTAATGGCCAGATAGGGCCGGAAGCTGCGGGCAGCCTTGTGCAACTGATTGACCAGCGTGTGCAGGCGGTGATGTTGTCCATGCGACGTGACGGAGGAATGCTGAGTGGCTGAGATAAAAACGCTGCATCTGGTCCCGCGTGAAGGGATGCAGGTGAGTGAGAAACCGTCGGTGGCGAGGGTACGGTTTGGTGACGGTTATGAACAGCGCCGCCCCACAGGGCTGAATCCTCAACTGAAGACATTTCAGGCGGTATTCCGGGTGACGGATGAGGCGACCCGGTGCTGGCTGGATGAATTTTTATCCTGGCATGGTGGTTACCGTGCCTTTTTGTGGCGACCGCCGAAACATAACCGGACGGTGAGGGTGGTGTGCCGGGAGTGGAGCGTCACGGATAACGCCCGGTACAGTGATTTCAGCTGTACGATTGAGCAGGTGGTGAACTGATGCAGAATATTCATGAAGAAAGCCTGAACGAGTCGGTTAAATCAGAGCAGTCACCGCGGGTGGTGCTCTGGGAAATCGACCTGACGGTGCAGGGTGGTGAGCGGTATTTTTTCTGCAATGAGCTGAATGAAAAAGGGAAGGCGGTCACCTGGCAGGGGCGGGAATATCAGGCATACCCGATTGACGGCAGCGGTTTTGAGATGAACGGGAAGGGCAGCAGTGCCCGCCCGTCACTGACGGTGTCCAATCCAACGAAAAGTTTTTCGCCAGCTTTATGTACCTGACGCATTGATGGTGAAGTGGTTTTGAGCCATTCACGGTACATCCGGCAGTAATGGTTATAGCTGTAAAAACCGCCTGGATTACGCTCACAGTATTCTTCCCAGAGTAGCTGCAGCGTCACGCATTTATTACGCAGTTCCCGGTGTACTGTAGCCCAGTCAGGCAGAGAGTGCTTCTTCATCTTAACCTGGGTCTGAAGGAACGCATGTTTTAGTTTTGTATCATCCCATCCTGTAGGTAAGGGCCACTGCTTTATGCCAAGTTGAGCCGCCCGATTAGCATATCTGGATACAACGGAAGGGGAGATTGCAAGACTACGACCAATTTGTCGATGGCTGAGTCCAACACCGTATTTAAGCCTAAGAATTTCTTTAAGTTTTCTCATAGAAATTGGAACTGTTGGCATAGGTATCCTTTACCGGAATGGCAAAAGATACAGATCAACACACCTGTGAAGTTCCAATAACATTGATGGAGATCACTGAATAACAAAATGAGTCAAAAGTGATCTCCATCGATGTTATTCAGCGATCTGTTCAAATGTTATTACCCGATCTCGATGGAAGTTATTGAGTGATCTCCTTTCATGAAAATACGCAAGTGATTAAGCGATTGCTGGACAGCCTGAAGAGAGAGGGGATAACGGTATGAGTAAAGAATGTTGTTTTTTGCGGCATTAGCGAATCAGACGCTGATCAAACATACATTTACTCTAAAGAAACAGGTCGGATGCTGTGTAGTGACTGCGTGTTTGACATCATAAGATACAAGTATCTTGGATGTTCTGCCAGCATTAGCAATATAGGTGAAGTGTACGAAGGGAAAGATATAACTGATAGAGCAGAAAGTTGAAGCCCCAACTGCTGTAACAGTCAGGGCTTCGTTATCAACAAATCGGCTTAGGAAATATTGACATGAAAAGTATAGCAAAGGCACAA